AGCCAAAAGGATTGGTATAAATGGATTAAGCTATTGACCTATGATGAAGCTGCTAGATTAGAATATGGAGAAAAGTTATTTGAGTATTGTAATAAGCACTTTAACTTACACGATGTAAACAAACAAAGATCTGCTATTTATAATAAATTAATAGACAATGCCAATATATAAATGCTCAAACGGAAAATACAGAATAGGACAAGGCGGTTGTATTTATGACACAGAACAAAAGGCTGAAAGTGTATGGGCTGCAATAAGAATTGCAATGGCAGATACATATAGCGACTATCCAGAGGCTGCTAAAACAAACGCACAAAGGGCATTAGATATTAAAAAAGAAAATGATAAGGGATGCGGAACACTTGTTGGATGGACTAGGGCAAATCAATTAGCCAAAGGGGAAAACATATCAAGAGATACAATCGCAAGGATGTCAAGTTTTGAAAGGCATAGAGAAAATAGCAAGGGCAACCCAAAAGAGGATTGCGGTGCTTTAATGTGGTTAGCTTGGGGCGGAGATGAAGGAGTTGCTTGGGCTACAAGAAAGCTACAACAGATTGATAAAACTAAATTAGTAGAAGGTTTGCCACATTACACTAAAGATGGTAAATTATGGAAAGGGGAAACGCATAAAGATGCATCAGGGAAATTAATGACAGGCGCAGAACATACAGAAGATTCAGAGTATTTATACCATAAAGAGGATTTAAAATAAAAAACCATACTAAAATATACTTGAACCATTTTGGTTACACAGGCGAGGATTTTATTCCTTGTGAAGTATGTGGAAGTAAGGCAGTTGATATACATCATATTCATAGAAGAGGAATGGGGGGAAGCGTAGGGGCTGATAAGATTGAAAACTTGATGGCGGTTTGTAGATTCTGCCATATAGAATACGGAGACAAGAAACAATATTTTGAATTATTAGTAAAGGCACATAAACAAAAATTAGATGGCAAAGGTTAAAAGTGATGCTAAAAAAGTTATCTTTGGTAAAAGGAAACGAGGCAAGTATAAAAAATCCCACAATAAAAATGACAGAAAAGAAACCAACTATCGCGGTCAAGGTCGTTAAGATTACCGAGATAAAACCTAACCCAAGCAATCCAAGAATAATAAAAGATGACAAGTTTAAAAAGCTAGTTGCAAGTATTGAGAAGTTTCCAGAGATGGCAGATGTTAGACCTATTGTTGTAAATATGGATATGGTTGTAATCGGTGGCAATATGAGATTACGAGCTATGAAGGAATCAGGTTGGAAGGAAGCACCTGTGCAGATGGTAGATTGGACAGAAGAGCAGCAAAAAGAATTTATCATAAAAGACAATTTAGGATATGGCGAATGGGATTGGGATGATTTAGCTAATAATTGGGATGAGCAAGAACTTACCGATTGGGGATTAGACATACCAAATTTTATAGATGAGCAAGAGCAAAAAGATTTATCAAATACAATAGAAAATCTTTATAGAATAGAAATAATTTGTAAAGATGAGCAAGAGCAAGAAAATACATATAATAAACTAATTCAACAAAACTACGAATGCCGACTTTTGACATTATAAAAGAAGTAAAGCCAATTAAAACATTTAGAGTTGCTTCTGTAATTGGTAAATTTGATTTACAATCTGAAAATATAATTGAACATTTTAAAGGAGATATTAATATTCCTGATAATTGGCAAATAGGTTTAATAGTGGGCAAAAGTGGAACAGGTAAAACTACAATAGCAAAACAATTATTTCAAAATGCTTATATTACTTCTTATGAATATTTAGCAGAAACAATATTAGATGATATGCCAAAAGAATGTAGTTTAGAACAAATTACAAATGCTTTTAATTCAGTTGGTTTTAGTTCGCCACCATCTTGGTTAAAATCTTATTCTGTTTTATCTAATGGTGAAAAAATGAGAGTTGACCTAGCAAGAGCAATATTAGAAGAACAAAAGTTTTTTGTGTTTGATGAGTTTACAAGTGTTATAGATAGAAGTGTTGCTAAAATTGGTTCATTTGCAATGCAAAAAGCAATTAGAAAAACAGATAAACAATTTATCGCAGTAACCTGTCATTTTGATGTACAAGATTGGTTATTACCAGATTGGGTTTTTAATACTGATACAATGACCTTTCAATCTTTTGAAGGGCAAAAAAAAAATAGACCAGACATCAAATTTGAGATATTCCAAACAACAGATAAGTCAATTTGGAAAATGTTTGCTAAACACCATTATTTAAGCCATAATCATAATAATGCAGCAAATGTATTTATTGCAATAATAAATGATGATATAGCAGGATTTATAAGTATATTACCACAACCCGGAAAATTACAAAGACAAAAAAGAGTTCATAGATTAGTTATATTACCAGATTATCAAGGAGCAGGTATAGGGATTAAATTTTTGAATGAAGTTGGAAATATTTATAAAAAAGAAAGATGGATTTATAGAATTAATACAACTGCTCCAAGTTTAATTTATGCTTTAAAAAAATCTAATAAATGGAATTGTCATCATTATGGTAGACATAACTGTGGTAAAAATGATATGGGTAAAAAAGGAAATGCAACAAGAATAACAGCAAGTTTTGAATTAAAATAACAAAGAGGAAAATAAGAGAATATGGCAAACGAACAAAATTTAATACCGGTACAGAAAGGGGAGATAAGAAACCCTAATGGCAGACCTAGAAAGTATGTAAGCCTATTAAAAGAACAGGGGTATAGATTAAGCGAAATAAACGACACTATTCAGGCAATGATGTCAATGGATATGGATGAGCTTAATGCGGTTTATAAAAACCCAAGTGCAACAATAATGGAAAAAACTATTGCAAATGCAATGAATAAAAGTTTAATGAAGGGAAGTTTATACTCATTGGAAACTTTAATGACAAGGGTATATGGAAAACCTAAAGAGCAAATAGATATGAAGTCAGACAATAAGATTGAAATAGTATTTGTTGAAGGCAAAACTATATTATGAGAATTGAGATACCAAAACCACATATTAAGCAACAACTAATATTAGATTGCACAAAGCGGTTTATTGTGGTTATGTGCGGAAGGCGGTTTGGTAAATCAGAGTTAAGCCAGATCCTTTGTTTAAAAACTGCATTAGATCCGGCTATTGAATCAGGTGGAACTGTTGCATATATTACACCTACTTATAAACTAGCCAAGACATTTTTTGAGAAGCTAACAACAGTATTAGGATTTAGAAACAATATAAGCAACCTAAAAATATATTGCCCTAATGGGGGAACGATAGAATTTTTTACAGGGGAAAGGCTTGATAATTTAAGAGGTCGCAAATTTCATTTAGTTATAATTGATGAAGCTGCATTTATACCGGATCTTGAACAAGGATGGTTATCTTCTATAAGACCAACGCTAACTGATTATCAAGGTAGGGCAATATTTCTATCAACACCCAGAGGCAAGAATTATTTTTATAGCTTGTTTATGAAGGCAGGGGAAAATGAATGGGAAAGCTACAAGTTTACTACCTATGATAATCCCTATATTAATCACAAAGAAATACAGGATGCAAAGCAACAGTTACCGGCAGTTGTATTTGAGCAAGAATATATGGCAAACCCTGCGGAAAATAGTGCAAACCCATTTGGGAACGCATTTATAAAACTATGCCAAAGACCAATTACAAGTCAGCAGATTGTTTGCTATGGAATAGATCTTGCAAAGTCGGTGGATTGGACAGTTATCATAGGGCTTGACAAAGGGGGTAATGTGGCTTATTTTGACCGCTTCCAGATGGATTGGCATAATACCAAAGAAACTATTAAGATGCTTCCTATTGCGCCCATATTGGCAGATAGCACAGGGGTTGGAGATCCTATCATTGAAGATTTGATTAGGGAAGGGATGGCTATTGAAGGGCTAAAGTTTACGAGCCAAAGCAAACAACAGTTAATGGAAGGATTAGCAACTGCCATCCAACAGAATAAAATAGGCTTCCCAGAGGGGGTAATAAGTGATGAGCTAGATGTCTTTGAATATCAGTTTACCGCTAACGGAGTGCGCTATTCAGCCCCTAATGGCTTCCACGACGATTGCGTAGTGGCATTAGCTATGGCTTGGCAGAACTTTAATCATAAGCGAGGTACAGGAAGATACGCTTTTGCGTAACTCATTGGTTTACAATGACTTAAGAAATATCTTAAAAATAGTTAATTAAAATGTCTATAATATGAATATAAGTAGTATATTTATATAACAAAACAAACAAACTATGAAAACTACAACAGAACGAGTAAAAACAATTAGATGCGAATTAAAGAACGCATTACCTGCTTACAAATTTTCAGTAACTAAAAGACATTACAATGGAGTTAGTATTGTAATCTTATCAGGACCGGCTAAATTAACTGAAGAAAATTACGAGCAAGTAAATACTTGGTACATTAGCGAGCAACCCGAAGGAGTTAAAAAAAATGTACTAAATGTTATTAATACAATAGCAAGCGAAGGAGTTATATACAGAGAAACAGGAGACTATGGAACGCAACCTGATTTTTATGTAAATATCAAGATTGGAGAATTTAGCAAACCATATATTCATAATTAAAACCTACGCAGGGGTGCGGCTGAACAACGCACATTTAAACTATGAACAGATTAAAAACTACACAGGAAAAAAGACAAAAGCAGTACGAAGATGAAAGTATATCAGGCAAATGGTTTTGGTATATTATGTCTGCTGCTTTATTATTAACCGCTTTAATTGATAACCTATGAAAACTAACTACGAATTAAGACAAGCTATTATTGACAAATGGGAGAAGGATTTGCTCATTGAAAAAATTGTAAAGCTAGAAAAACGCATTGGCGAACTAGAGTTGCAAATAAGGAGAGTGAACCAGAATCCAACCCCAAAGTATTTTGTATTAAATAATGACAGATGAAAGCAAAATTTAAATTAACTTGTAAAGCCGGAAGCTACGAAGCAGATACTTTATGGGGTATTATTATTGAAGTATTAAAGCACAGATTTTGGCATTTAAGAACACATCATAAATGGATGGATTAAAAATATTATAAAATGGGAATAATAATCGTTTTGGTTTGCTTAATTTTAATTTGGTTCAAATTAGGATATGATATGCTCAATGCACCATTAGTTGATGATGATGAAAATATTATAAATAAATAACCTATGAAACAATTACTTGAATTAAGAGAGTGGCTTGAGCTTCAATGCAAGACAGGTAACCCAATATCCTGCGCGGAGATCTTAAATAAAATAGATGAGGTATTAGAATTTGATGAAGATATTGAGGAACTTTTAGTAACTTCGTGCTATGAGATGGAATGACATAACTGTTTGGCAATACCAAAATATTGTAAAAGCCTTATCTGATAAGAGTTTAGATGATATAGATAAATCATTTAAGCTAATTGCATTGGTTTACAATATGACAGATAACCAAGTTGATTCATTATTACAAGAGGATTACAAAGCAAAGATAAAAGAATTAGAGTTCTTGAATCAGCTTCCAGAGGGTAAGCCTGTTAAGATTATTAAAGTTAATGGTAAAAGGTACAGACCTATTTATAATATAACAAAGATGCCATTTGGTAGGTATGTTGAAACGAAAGCATTTGTAGGGGATATATATGCCAACCTACATAAACTAGGCGCGACAATGGTAATGCCACAGAAGCGCACTTGGTATGGCAGATGGGTAGATGATAAGTATGATGCCGGTATGCACGAAGATTATGCGGAGGATATGTTAGCAGCTAACTTTACAGATGTATATTTTTCGTTGGTTTTTTTTTATCAAGTTTACAGAAATTGGATAGAAGTTACAAAGGATTATTTGGTAACCAAGATGATGATGACAGGGCAGACAATGGAGCAGTGCAACCAAGTGGTAACAAATTTATGCAGTATTTTGGATGGCATTATTCAGCCAAACTTATTGCCGACCACGAAAATATTAGAGTTGAGGAAGTTTACGACAGATCCACAATAGAGAGTTTAAATTCCCTAGCCTATCTTAAAGCAAAAGCAGACTATGATAGGGAGTTACATAGACAGTTATAGTTTCCCCTTCCATTACGGAGGGGGTTTTTTTTGTGCGGTATTTAGATCCGGTCTTGCTATTTAGTTTTATGAGTATTAGTCAAGCACAGGCAAAAGCGATAGCAGATGGCTTTTTAGCTTCATTAGGGGAGGAAAAGTTTAGAGCTACCGGTATGCCTGTTATTGAAAAATTATTGTTTAAATATGGCGCAGAGTTCCAAAAACAAATAAAGGAGAATCTTAATAAAAACAAATCAATAGCATCTGGGAACATTAGCGACATAAGGGTTGAGTTTACGCAGTTCGGTACTTTATACACTTTGTCAATGGGTTACCCTAAAAGCGAACCGGCATCAAAGTATTGGGATTATGTCAATCAGGGAGTAAAGGGTACAAAGAATGAAAAGGCAGATAGTAAAACCCCCTACTCATTTAAGAGTACAAAAAAATCTATTCCTGTTTCAGTTGTAGAAGGTTGGTTAAAATACAACAAACTTAAAACAGTTGCAGTAAAAAAATATAGTAAGCTAGGAGTAGAATTAAAAGCTATTGAGGGCAAAAAGTCTTTGGCTTATGCCATTGCCAGATCTATTCACACAAAAGGATTAAGTTCAACAAGGTACTTTGATAAGGCTGCCGATGAAGTATTTGGCGAGGACTTTCAAAAGATTATGAACGCTGCATTAGGTTTTGATGTAGAAATAAAAATTAAACAAATAGGTAAAGAATTACAAGATGGCAATAACAATAGAAAGTAGCCCTGCGACATATAGCAGTATGCACGATGACTTATGGTTTGTGGCAAGTTCTACAAATGTAGGTCAGACTTCATTTAAGTTTATATATGATATTTATATAAACAATGCACAGGTAAGCAGGACAAAAATATACCCATCCCCTTCTGCGGAAGGTAGCTATGGGATTTATAATTCAAGCCCTGTGGTTAGGGCTTATGTTACTAACTACTTTGAGCCAAGTGGTAATTCAATCCTAGTTTCATCCAATGATAAAATTAAAGTTGATTACACAATTAAGATAGGCGAGGAGTACAATACTGCAAGTGGATCTATAAGCAATTATAATTTAGCATCAGGGGCATTGAACGCTTACAATTATTACCCACCATTATTTGCTGATATATTCTTTACTAATAACAATACACCATTAGTTTTATCTAATTATTACGATAACCTTTTGCTTGAAAACTTTACAGATGATTGGATTACAGAAAGGGATAATGAGAATATCACGATTGAATATGGGGATAATTTTTATGCAACTTATTTAAAGATAACTGCCGGAAGCTATAAGGCATTTGTAGATGTGGTAAATAATAGTGGATCTGTTGTATCAACTGCAAGTGCTAATATTACTTTGTCTGGGGAGATGAATCTATTTAATTTACAGGCAGCTCATATAAACGATTGGGCAGGTTCAACATTGATTGATGAGAATACTTATGGCTATAATGTCTATTTAAAATTAGGAGTGGCTGAATCAAGAAAATTAAAGTTTGTTCAAAAGTGCTACCCTAAATACAGGCAGTACAATTTACACTTTCTTAATAGGCTAGGCGGTTGGGACACTATGAAATTTGCATTAGTAAATAAAAGGTCAAGTGAATTTCAAAGGGCATCATATAGAAGGAACGATTGGCAGTTAAGCGGCAACACGATGAGCAACATTGATGTTTATAATAAATACAATGAGACTACATTAAACTACGCTATTCAGCACAAAGATAAATATAAGCTAATAAGCGATTGGGTTAGCCAACAGGATTACGAATGGTTAGCGCAGTTAGTAGCAAGTAGTATTTGTTATATGGAATATCAGGGGGCATATTTCCCGGTAGTAATAAGCGATACTAACTATGAATATAAATTAGAGATAAGCGACAAGCTATTTAATTTTGAGATTGAAATTGAAGTAGGTAAATATACAACAAGCCAATTTAGATAATGATAAGCACAGAGATATATATTGAAGATAATAGATTAGATCTAGTTCAGGATATTAGTACAGAGTTTACATATACCATTGATGACATTACGGACTTTGGTAGTAAAAATACTAGCTTTAGTAAAACAATATCTATTACAGGAACTGCAACAAATAATAAAATATTTGGCTTCATTTTTGATATGGGTAGTGCTAACTTTACAGATGATACTTTGCCAAATGTTAACTATAACTTTAATGCAGCAAAAGCAGCACAATGTAGAATATTTATTGACAAGGTACAGATATTTAAAGGCACATTAAGAATCCTTGAAATTGTTGTAGATAATAAAACAATAGAGTATCAATGCTCGGTCTTTGGAGAACTTGGTGGATTTATAACATCTCTAGGGAATGATAGATTAGAAAATTTAGATTTTAGTGCATACGACCATACTTATAATGTTGCTAATATTGCAGCAAGTTGGGATAGTATTGCAGGATCTGGGTATTACTATCCATTGATTGATTATGGTAATGTAAGCACAGGGGCTTATGGAGTAGCTAAAAAA